CTTGGCGGCAAATAAAAGAGATACATGTTAAGGATGACGGTGTCTGGCGGGAAATAAAAGAAGCGTATGTAAAAGAATCGGGTACTTGGAGAAAGGTATTCCAAGGCGGCTATATTATTGGTAGTGCCGCAGATCAAATGACGTTCTATGAGTTTTCTGTTGCGTTACGTGCTGATCTTGGAGATGCTGTCTTATCTATTGGACCTACCTCTGGAAACAGAGCAGAAGGAACTGCAGGAACATGGGAGGTATTACTAGCTCCGGGCTATGCTTTAACGGCAGATACGGGCGGTACTTCAGGTTCGTATGACTTTAAATACTCAGTAAAATATGAGTTTACTGTCAACGCCGATGGTAGCGCAGATATTTTAGGGACTAGTGGAAGTCAAATAACCGGCGGTAGAAACTCTCTGTCTAATTATTCAGCAGGCACAAGCCGAATCAGTGTTGCTGTGGTGGATTTGTATACGCATGATGCCGCCTATTTCCCACACGTTCCTGAATGGGGTAACAACAGTACATCAAATACTACCAGATCCTCTGTTTATAAGTGGACTCTTCCAACAGGCATAACTAGCGGCACAGTAAACGGCTGTGGCGGTGGCGGAGGCGGCGGAGCCGGTGGTGGCTACGGCAACTCAAATTCTGCTTCTGGCGGCGGAGGCGGAGGCGGCGGCGGTTGGTGGAAAAACAAAACCGCTACTGCAGGACAAACTTGGAAAATTAAAATTGGGTTGGGTGGCAATGGCGGCGCGGCATCTTGGAACAGTAGAGGAAACAGCGGCCAAAGTGGAACGCAAAGCTACGTACAAGACGCAAGCAATTCAAATCTTATCAATACCGGAAACGGTGGCGGCGGAGGAACTGGCGGTCAAAACGGCACTGGGGCGGACTCAGCAAACGTTGGAGGCGGCGGTGGAGCCGGTGGAACTGGGTACGGCGGAACTGGAGGCAAGGGTTCAGATAATGGTACGACATCCTCTAACGGATATCCGGGTACTTATTCTGGCTTTGTAGCAACTTCCTATGCGGGATCTGGAGGATCAGGTGCATCAGGAACAAGTCCTTCTGGTGGCGGCGGAGGTGGCGGCGGAGGCGGCTACGACAAGGGCGGAGAAGGTGCGAAGCGTAGTAGCGGTTCATACTCTCCTTCAAGCGCAACCAGAGGTGGTGGTGGCGGTGGAGCTTTAGGTGAAGGCTCTGGTGCTCGCGGTGGCGATGGTTTTGTTTATTTTACTTGGGTTTCATAACGGGTGGTAAAATTGGATACTCAAACACAACTAGAAAAGCACGAAGCAGAATGCGCCATCCGATATGGGTACGTGCAAGACAGCCTTAATTCTTTAGACAAAAGAATGTGGAGGCTTGAGGCCATGATAATGGGGTCTACATTAGCTATTGTGGGCGCAACAGTAGCAATACTGGTACAACTCTAATGATCTTTGAGGCGATAGCCGCTATCAAGATAGCAAACGAAGCTATCAGCGCAATCAAGGAGTTTGCAGGTCACGTAGAATCTGTCGGTGCGATGGGCAAAGACCTGACTAAATTAGCTGATGCTAAAGACGAACTACAAAAGAATGCGGCTGATGGTGACATGGAAGCATTCTGGGCATTAGAAGATATTAAGAAACACGAAGCTGAAGTAAAACAAATGTTTATCTACGCAGGAAGACCCGGATTGTGGGATGACTACTGTAGATTTATTGAGAACAGGAAAACACTAAGAGAAAATGAGCGTAAGAGAATTGCCGCACAGAAAGCCCGTAGAAAGAAACTCATTAAAGAGTGGAGTATTGGTATTGCTGTTGCCGTGGCCGCCCTTTCTGCTGTTGGCATATGCGGGTATTTCCTTTATTGGCTCATAAGTAGCAAAGGAAGATAAATATGTGGACTGTATACGGGATACTCACTCTCGCCATACAGCCGGGGATATTACAGATTGTGGAGAAAAGAGAATACACTGATCCACAAGATTGCTTCAGAGAAGCGATGGTAATTATGCAAGATGCAGACGATCCTAGAGGAATGGCTTGCGTACCAATACCAATTAACAAGAAGGGAACCTAATGACTGACCAAGAAACAATGTATGACCTCAACGGTGACGGTATCATTGATGCGGAAGAACGTAAGATCATGTTGGAAGACATGCGCAGAAAGATGGAAGATGCTGATGCACAGCGTGACTCCATACGCAAGATGGCTTGGTTTGCTCTTGTTGGTCTTCTACTGTATCCATTTGGGATTTTTCTTGCTGATGCCTTCGCTATGGGTACTGCCGCACAACTAATCGCTGACATCGCCCCTACATACTTCGCATCGATTGCTGTACTCGTATCGGCATTCTTCGGTGCGTCAGCTATTTCATCAAACAAGAAGAGTGACTAGCCATGCTAAACATGCTCATCGGACCCGCAGTAGACCTCGCAAAAGATTTTATAAAGGGCAAGGCAGACGAGAAGAAAGCCATCCAAGAGCGGAAAATCAGTGCAATCCAGAACGATGCGGACTGGGAAGCAAAGATGGCGGATGCGACTAAAAACAGTTGGAAAGATGAGTTTTTTTCTGTTATACTCAGCTTGCCATTGCTAGCTGTTGCATATGGTGTGGCAATGGATAATCCTGCGGTGATTGAACGTTTAAACTCCGCATTTGATACATTGAATACACTTCCTGAATGGTATCAATATCTTCTCTTTATCGCTGTATCTGCTTCTTTCGGATTAAAATCTGCAGATAAAATTATGAATTTGAGGAATAAAAAATGAGCTTTTCTTCTGTAATTGAAATGGTCCTTCATCACGAAGGTGGTTATGTCAATCATCCATCCGATCCGGGTGGTGAGACGAAGTATGGCATCAGTAAACGTGCCTACCCAGATATTGACATAGCTAATCTAACGGAAGAAGATGCAGGAGAATTATACTTTAGGGACTATTGGTCCAAGATTAAAGGTGAGGATTTGCCTCCCGCTGTTGCTTGTGTTGTTATGGACTATGGTGTCAACTCAGGCATCTCTCGTGCGTCCAAAGCATTACAACGCGCCTGTGGAATCGAGAAGGGTGACGGCATCATCGGCCCCCACTCACTTGCCGCAGTATGGACTACAGTTAAAGACAAGGGAGAAGAGTACGTAGTGAACGAGGTCACTCGTATTCGCCAAGAATTTATAAGGGGTCTTGAAATCTATGACACATTCGGTAAAGGATGGGAGCGTAGAATTGAGGAGACTCGTGCTAAGGCGATGGAGTTAATTTAAAATGTTTAAGGGTTTTACTCAAGATCAAATGGGGCGTATAGCTACCAAGCTAGGGTATAAAGGCCCAATGCATAAGTTCAAACAGTTTCTAGATAGCAATCCCGGCGCTCAACGTGCGTACTCTGGTCTAGAAAATAAAGTTCGCATGAAATTTGCAGATGGCGGAGTGGTTCAGACAGAAGAGGGTGTGGGTGGACCTATTGTAGGTGCGGCTACTCCTTTGCAAAATCCATATGGACCTATAACTGACGAGCAAGGAAACACAGTACAGAACCAAGTATTGGACCCTGAAGGCAATCCTGTGTTGGACGCTGATGGCAATACAATGTATGAGGATGCGTATCCTACTATTGGAGACATTACTGTTGATCGTATGTACAATCCGGGGCTTCCTGCGGGAGGAGTTCAGATTGCACAAGGAATTGAGCACGATACTAATCAAGACATCGCAGAAGGTACGGGTAAACTAAGTGAAGATGCTCCTACTATAGAACAGCCTGTTATCAAAGAAACAGCGCAGGCAGATGCTCCAGATACACCAGACGCAAATACATATACTGCTAAGCAAGCAAAGGACATTGAGGCTACTAAGGTGGCTCAAGGGGAGGTTAGCGATAAGGCTACGGTGGAAGCTGAACAAATGGACCCCATGTCTACTCAGGTTGGCGATGTATCTGCCGCTGAGCTTGGGCAGGCTCAAACAGTTATCAAGCCAAAAGAAAGAGAGCTTTCACCCGAAGAACTAGTAAAAGCGCCCGCTGATGCAAGAAAGGCCGCTGAGTTTGCTGAAGAGATTGAGGCGGCACAGGCACAGCCTACAGAAAAAGCCACGGTGCAAGGTCAGTTGGCTAACCTAATGGCTGACTTTGAAGATGGGCAAACACCGGCATGGGCGGCAGGCGCTATGCGTCAAGCGACAGCTATTATGGCGGCACGTGGTCTGACCTCTTCATCTCTTGCAGGACAGGCTATCATTCAAGCGGCCATGGAATCTGCTACTCCAATCGCACAACAAGATGCGGCTACTTTCTCTACATTTGAACAGCAGAACCTGAGCAACCGGCAACAACGTGCAATGTTGGCCGCTCAGCAACGCGCTGAGTTTATCGGCCAAGAATTCAATCAAGAGTTTCAGGCTCGTGTTGCTAACGCCGCACGTATCAGTGACATCGCAAACATGAATTTTAACGCAGATCAACAGATTGCGTTAGAGAATGCGAGAATGGCTCAGACTGTGGACCTTGCCAACCTTTCTAATAAGCAGGCTGTTAGAATGGCTGAGATTGCTCAGATAGCGCAGTTAGAGACACAAAATTTAAATAACAGACAACAGGCCGCTGTGCAAAATGCTAAGTCTTTCTTAGAGATGGACATGGCTAACCTGTCAAATCAACAACAAGCAAATGTGATTGATTCGCAGGCGCGGACACAAAAAATATTCTCTGATCAGGCGGCTGAGAATGCGGCTAGACAATTTAATGCCTCTTCTCAAAATCAGATTGATCAGTTCTTTGCTAATTTGCAGAATCAAACATCTCAGTTTAATGCTACACAAAAGAATGCGATGGAGCAGTTCTCAGTGGAAACTGAGGTTGCTGTGGATAAATTTAACTCTGAGCTAAAAAATCAAAGAGAACAGTTTAATGCTGAGAATGAACTTGTGATTGCTCAGTCTAATGCAACATGGCGTAGGGATATTGCAACAGCAAACACAGCCGCTATCAATGCGGCGAACCAGAATAATGCACAGGCTGTGTTAGACATCAGTGAGCAAGCATATGCTAACCTATGGCAGGCGTTTGAAGATCAGATGGAATATGCGTGGAAGTCTGGTGAGAACAGAGAAGATCGTATTAACGCTATTGTGAGAGCTAAGATTAGTGCAGACGCATCTTTAAATGCGGCAGACATTGCCGCTGATGCATCAGCTAGCGCGTCAATGGGTAAGTTTATGACGTATGCTTTATTTGGCTCTGGCGGATTACTTGGATAAGGAATAGAGATGAGCATTGAATTCGCAAAAGCATATAAAAACTATGAACGCTTTGAACAGGAGAGAGACGAAATGAATACTGTCAGTGCTCCCCGTTCATCTGGCGGATTACTGTCTCCTAAGCAGTCAGCGTCACCACAAAGAAAAGGTAGGTCTGAATTGGATAAAGTGGCAGATTATGTTCAACAAATTCGCAAGCATAGGATGAAAATTAAAAATGGCAAATAATGAAGTCGTTTTGGATGGACCGATTCCGGGCGAGTCTCTGACGGCTGAGCCTAAATCACGTCCTTGGAGAAGGCCATATCAATTTAGCTCAATTGATGAGGTTGTTGAGTACTATATTCCACAGTTTTCAGATGAAACATTTGTGACGTTGTTAACTGAGCAAATAGAAAACGGTGTCCCTCTGACTACGATTGCTGAGATCATGACATCTGCAAACGCGATGGAAGGCAAGCATTCAATTGATCTTGCTGTTCTAGCTTCTCCTGTTTTGATTGAAGCAATGAAGTACGTTGCAGACATGGCAGGCGTAGAACCTGTGATTGGAACTGAAAGTAACTTGTACCGCAAGGTAGGTAACGACTCTGAGCTTGTCAAGAGAGCAGTTGCAGATCTAGATGATTCTCCAGAAGATATGCTTGAACTAGAAATGATGGAGCAGGAAGAGGCATCGTCAGAAGTTCCTGAAGAAGCACCTGCCACTGAGAAGAAAGGACTAATGGCTCCAAGGAGTGCAGTGTAATGGGATTTCGTTTAAGTAATTTTATTGGCGGAATGATGGAGGGCGCTGTAGAGCTAGAAGAAACTGTACGCAAGCGCAACGAAAAGCTCATTGATACGTCATTAGATAAAATCGCAGAAAGAAATGAAGACATTCTTAGGGAACGTAGAGCGGCTGAGAAAGAGTACAAACTTTTAGCTAAACATTTGTCATCTTATCCCGGTATGACGAAGGCCAAAGTCTATTCTGTGCTGAATTACGGACCTGATGTAGCCAAGGCATTTATTGCTAATGCCCCAGATCGCGCAAAGAAAGAAGGGCTAACTGTCGGTGATTATGTAGACTTGATGGATAGTGATGCAATTAATGCAAAGCTTAATTTAGGCAAGGCTATTGAGCAAGGCAATCTGCCCGGTATGCCTAAGCTAGAATCTTATCAGCTACCTAAAGGATTGCTCAAAAGCCCTGTGTTCGGCAGAGATCCTAGTGACTATGCTAATAAGAGAGCAGAGTCCTATCTTGGGGCATTGGGACTTACTCCCGGTGAAGAGCCAGAGCCTATGAACCTTCCTAAAGGCGAGATTAAGTTTATGGACTTGCTTGAAGAAAAGGCTTCAGGAAAAGATAAGTTTACTCCTAATCAAGTGCTCAATCAGTTGATGGCGCGTACTGCCAATATGCTTGATGTGGGATATACTGTTGACAGAGAAACTGGCACCGTAGTTATTGCGGATGACGATAAGGAGCTTGCAAATAAAGCAGAGGCCGCCGCCTATGCCGCATATGGTAAATACTACGAATCTCTTGGTACTCAGTTTGATGTAGAGACAGAGCAGGTTCAGGCAATTGAGAACGCACTGATAGGAGTATTGGCACAGCCTGTTGTAGAAGTTGGAAATGGTGGAACAAGGCCGATTGAACAAGTAGAACAAGAGGAGCAGGCGGTACAGCAGAATTTATTGGAAACATCTCAATCCCCTGCGGTGCTAGCTCAAGTATTATTCAACCAAGCAAATGCCAGTGGTAAGCCGATAACCATGCCAGAAGCACAAGCTAAAGCTAAGCAGATTCTGGATAAAAGGAAAGCAAACGCGCAATGAAGTACAATGATGTCAATGCAGAGCTTCTAAATAGAACAAATCTAGTTGAAGATCCTGATTTCATAGACGATGCTTCTACCTTTTTATATGAACGTAATGGTGAAGTATACGCAGATCCTGAAGAGATCTATGAAAAGTTCATGGAGCACATGCGTATATCTGACACTAACGAAGTCACTACACTAAAAGACTTAGTGTTTGTACGTGATGCAGGAGATGAGCTAAAGCAAAAGACTGCCAGACTTTACCACACATACGACAAAATGAATCTGTTCCGTGAAGATGAATCTCTCATGGATTATGTTAACACATTCGGTGACTACGCTGAAGGTGTATTAACAGCACCATCTACATTGGCAGGCATACTTACAGGCGGTTTGGCTAAAGGCACATCAATTGCGGGACAGCAGGTTGCCAAGGCCGCTGTGCGCAAACAGCTAATGTCAAGCATCACTAAGCGTGGTGCTCTGTACGGCATGGCTACTGAAGGCACTATAGGTGTCGGGCAAGGTGCGTTAAGAGAAGGCGTTAGAAGTGAGCTAGATCCTGAGAGAGACTTTAGTGTAGAAAACGTGGCTTTGCAGGGAGCTATCTCAGCAGTTCCCGGTGGTGTCTTTGGTGCACTTGGAGGGCGCAAGGCCGCTAAGCAGGGAATTAAAGCAGAAAGAATTTCTCAGATAGGCCAACAGCGCGTTGCCAAGAGAACTGCGGCGGCAAGAGAAGCGGCCAGACAAACCATTCAAAATGCAAGCGATGTTAAGAAGCGTCAGATCAGTCAGATTCTAGTAGGCGCGGGCGATGACATTCGTGGTGAAAAACTGCCTAATTCAGAGTATTTACTTTCTCAGCTTGACGATGATGTTCAGGTACGTCTTCAGGCGGCTGTGCTTGAGGTTGTAGAAGATATTAAGCCTATTAGGTACGCAGACGGTACTGAAGAAAGAATTACTGAAACTGTAGCCCGTGGTCTGTCTGACGGCACAGTTTCTGCAGTGGCGTTTAATGATGTATTGGAGAAGTACAGTATTACCGCTCCACAACTTGCCTTGGTATTTACCGCTGATGTATCACGTGCGGCGCGTACCTTACAAAAAGCCAGTCAAGTCTCTCGTGTACAGAAGATGGCACAGGCAATCGCTAGAACTAGTGAAGGCGGTGTTGATGAAGGTGATCTTGCAAGAGCAGTCAGAGGTGGGTTTAGCGAAGCTGACATTGAGCAAGTAACCGCATACCATAAAATGGTAGGTGCTTTCAAAGAAGGCGCGATGGGATTTGAGCAGTTACGCCGTGGCTTAATGACTACACAGCTACAAACAACACAGCGTAACATTGCCGGTGGCGGCATGCGTGTCTTTTTAGATGAGGTTGAAAACATCTTTGCGGCAGGCTCACGCCAACTATTAGGCATAAAGGCAGATGATACAGTACCAGACAAACTGACTCCTCCATCAATGATTAAGTACATGTTTAATCAATCAGAGGCTGATGTAATTGCTAAATCTTTTGCTGACGCTATGCCTCAAGAAGCAAGGCGCTTGTTTGCGGAATTCGTAGATGCGGCAGATGTTACAGGTTTGTCAGGTGTAGGTGGGGCACTTGCGCGTATTGGCCGCAAGGCAAACTTCCTTAACATGCATGCTGATAACTTTTATAAACGCGCAATCTTTGCGGGTCAGCTTGACAGATTAACACGCTCTAAGTTTGGTAAGTCAGTTACTGATTTGATGTTAGAAGGACGTATGGACAGGATTACTGTTGATATGTACCGCAATGCAACAAATAAGGCATATGAACTTCTCTATCAAAAGACTCCTAGTACTAAGACTGCGATGGGGCAGATTGCAAATGCTTACTTGAAGTTTGATAAGCAGGCAGGCATTGGCATGCTTACAGGTCTTGTGATGCCGTTCCCTCGTTTCATCATGAACCAATTACAATTCATGACAGAACGCGCTCCCTTCATTGGCCTAGCGTTTGGTAACACAGGAAAGATTGATAAAGGTGTCAAGTTTTTAACTGGCTTTGGCATGATTGGTTCATTTGCATTGTACCGTGCTACTCAGGGGCCAGACACAGAGTGGTATAACCACACTAATGAAAAGGGGCAAACAACTAACCTTGCTCCTATGTTAGCAGGCCTGACTCCGTTTTTGTACATGGGTGATGTTCTATACCGTGCAATGTTAGGGTTTCCACTTCCAGAAGGCTCAAAAATGATTGATGATTTGAAGTCGGTAGCCGTTGGTGAAGGCTTCAGAATCGGTGCAGACAAGACTCTCTTTGACAGAATTATTCCTGAAACATTTCGCTCTGTTGTGAACGGGGAAGATATTACCACAGCCACTTCTGAAAACTTAGGTAAAATCTTAGGTGACTATGTGGCAACATTTGCATATAATCTTCCAACAGGTTTAGCTAGGGACGGTTGGGGACTCCTAGATGATGAATCTCGCATGGTCATTGAGACTAATGGAGAGGTTCGCATGTGGGATGCTTTCTTAATGAGAGCGACACGTGGTCTTCCTGCGCCTGTTCGTGACATGGCGATCAGCTATTACAATCCAGATATTCCTATTCAAGCGCGTCCTGTTGCTGAGAAGTCCGAAGATACTAAGGTTCAGGTTCCCCTGTCTACATCTATTAGCGGTCTCAACTTGCAGGCACCCAAGAGTTCTCTAGAGAAAGAGTTAACTCGCTTAGGCATGACTACCTATGACATTTACAAGCCTCACCCGTTTGGTCCTGCTGATGTAATTATGCGTCAGAACTTAGGCGATAAGCTGAATAAGAAAGCTGTAAGCATAATGAAGAATGAAGAATACAAACGCCTTACAGACTACGGCAAACGAGAAATGCTCAAGGAGTTTTTAAAGCCTGTTGTGTCTGAAGAAAGAAATGCTGTGTACGACATTCTTCGTACTCGCGTTCGTTCAGGCGAAGAGAAAAGGTTTACTGAAGATGAGCTTGAAAAGTTTTTGTTTGAAACAACTGGCAACAAAAACAAACGTAAGCAGGCAGTGGCTGATTATAAGAAACGTAGAAATCTTCCAGACTCTTATGTGCTCAAAGATGAGGACTACCAAGAACTAAACCAAGTTCTTAAAGCTGTGATGAAATCTAAGAGAGTAAAGAAGAAGTACGCTGAAGGTGGTTTTGTATCTGATGAAGCAACAGATGCATTGATGTTGTCTGAAACAGCTTCAGAGCAAGACAAAGATAAAATGGCAGAAGATGGCCGTAGGTTCTTACAAGAGATGATCTCATTTGGTTTGGACTCTGCGCCTGTGATTGGTGAAGTTCGTTCGGCTATGGGGGCGAAAGAAGCCTTTGATGAGGGAGATTACCTTGGTGCAGGCTTAGGTGCGCTAGGCGCATTACCTCTTGTCGGTGCTCCTATTCGTAAAGCTAAGAAAGTAATTGACGCGGCAGACAGGTTTGAAACGAAAAAAATTCAAGACACAGTTTCAAAAACGAAAGCCAGAAAAGAAAAGAATGATGAGCTTATACGGTTATCAGAAAAAAATGAACTGCCTGAAGAGTTCTTGGGATTCCGGGTAAATGATGAGGTAGATATTCCGGGCGTTGGCTCTGGAAGAATCGGGCGCGTTTATTATAACAAAGAAGGCGATGCAATGATTAATGTTGCAACTGAGCTTGAAGATACAACAATTGTTGGCATGCGTGTCTCAGAAGCGGCAGAAAAAGGAGTTATTAAAACAAAAGAAGCTCCTGTAATTAAAACAAAAGTAAATCAGGCTAAATCTCCAGAGCATGAATTTGTTTTGCAAAGAGGCAACAGGGGATTACAAGAGATAAGAAAAACAGACCCAGAAGCCTATGAAACTATAAGCAAACTTTCTGATGATGAAAGGGCGGAATTTTTCTTTGAGTCCTATCGTAACGCTTGGTTAGAAAGGACAGGAAAGAAACCTAACACCGATGTCACTGAACGCAATGAGATCATGGAGAACGCCGCTAGACAAGTAAAAGACGGCAATCTAAGTGTTGAAGAATTTCGCAGGATTGCTGATCAGCATAAGCCAGTGAAGGTGTGGGACGATGTTCCTGAGATGGCTACATACGAAGATATGTTTTTTGCCTTGGATGCGAGGAAAAGAAAGAGTCCCTTTGTTGGTTACAATGCTCGCATTCCAGAGGGAACACGCATGACTTCGCGCTTGGATATACCGGCGTATACAAGCTCTGATACTTGGGTAGTAACTTTAATGGGCAAAGAAAAAGGCGATAAGAGTATGTACGCACCTGCGGTTCGCCTAAAGAATGTAGACCTCAATCAACCACTGAAAAATCAAGAGAAGGCGCTTAAAGTTGCTTCTGGCGGAGGTAAGGGACCATTTGCCGTGATGGAAGGCGATTATATTGAAGAGACTGCAGAAGACACATACAACCTAGCAAAGGAAGCCATCAAGAGTGATGAATGGATTCAGGTAGGGTATGATCCAACACGCCGTGGATTCTTCTACGATAGGGAAACTATGGAGCCTGTCCTAAGCGCAGATGAAATCGTGCAGGTTGGTGCATTAGTACTTGCTAAGAAAGCAGTAAAGGGAGATCCAAAAGACTTTAAGTTTGCGAGAGGCGGATTAATGTCCCGCCCATAAAAAAGCCCCTCATTGCAAGGGGCTGTTGAAACGTAGCTATCACGAATGTAACAGCTAGCGGGTGGGTCGTTATAGTTATATTCGGATTATACCAAATGTCAAGCACTATAACAAGCACTATTTGCGCATTTGTCGCTTCAAGTGTCTGATGACTGCCTCCATTTCCTTGATCTTTCTGTTAAGCTTCTCAAATTCTTCCTTAACTTGATCTTGGCTCATGCGGCTTGCCACCCCCAATCATCACCTTCCATACCTGCGGCGTTGTAATCTGTCACAACACCCTCAAAGAAATTCTTATGGCTATCGCCTGCAATTACCCAGTCAACCCACGGTAGCGGGTTCTCTTTGACTTTGTAGTTGCCCTTCAATCCTAACTGAATCAGTCGTCTGTCTGCGATGTACCGAATGTACTGCTTAACCTCTTCTTGACTGAGTCCTTCCAAGTCTCCCATCTCATACGCAAGTTCGATAACTTTGTCTTCAAGAGAGACTGCATCTCTGACCATTTGGTAGATATCTGATTTAAATTCATCTGTAACAATCCTTGGATGTTCTTCACAGAAAGTGCGGAATAGTTTAGTCATGCCTTCACAGTGCATTGTCTCATCACGAATGCTCCATTCAACAATCTCACACATGCCACGCATCTTACCTGTACGTTGGTAGTTAAGTAGCATTACGAATGCGCTGAACAAACTCATGCCTTCATTGATAACTGACCGGGCAACTGCTTTAGCTAGACCCGATTGTGTATGTACGTCAATGTCAGCCATGAACTCAATCTTGTCAGCCATCTGCTGATACTCTAAGAACGCTGAGAACTCTTCTTCAGGCATACCTAATGTATCGTTGAGTAAAGCGTAGCTCCGCTGATGAACAAATTCACGATTAGCAAAGCTAGTAAGCATAGCCCGTATTTCGTTATTCTTGAATTTAGGTATGTAAGATTCCAAGTAGTTTGTTCCAACTTGGACATCCGACTGCGTAAAGAGTCTAAGGATCTGTGTAATATGGTTTCTTTCGACATCAGTCAACTTCCCATTGTTCCACTGCGCCACATCATCCTGAAGTTTAGCTTCCCACTCTCCCCAGTGTACCTTCTCATGTGAGATTGCTTTTTCCACAGCCCATGGATATTGAAACGGCTTATATGTTTTTGATTCTTCAAGCAAAGGCATGAATTGCTCCGATTGTTGTAGTTAAAAAAGCCCACCGAAGTGGGCAATAGCAACGAGTAGTTATACTCAGGGAGGGAAATTAGTCAAGACTTGACTTTCGCCAATCTGTTGCGAAGTTCGTTAACCTCTTGTCTTAATTGAACAATTTCTTTTGCGGCTAAATTGGAAAGGCGATCTGGAACAACTTTAGTGACCCATGTGCCATCTTCATTCTCTTCCACAGCTTCCAATGCCTGCGCTTCACGCAATGCTTTGAGTAGGTCAAACTCTTCTTCAAAATCAGTGCTCATCTTCCTTGCCCCCTGTATGCCTTGAAGCTACGCCTCTTTGATTTGTTCATGGATGATGTCTTCAGCATCCCATTACCTATGCTCGTTCCCTTGATCACAGGCTCTGGCCTCCATGTCTGTCCTGCACTTATTTTTTTAGCCATTCTTTTGCTCCAGTTCTAATTGAATAAGCTTAGATTCAATCTTAGCTATCTTCTTAGAGTTTTTCTTGACCGAAGCTTTCAATAGCTTCATCCAGAGCTTGAGCAATTTTTGCTCCACGTTTCGTACTGTCATCAAATATCCCATTACTAATGCACTGTTCAAATGTATTCCAGAGGCTGTCAAAACGCATGTCAGCGAAGATCTGTAGCCCATGTAGGGCGGAGAACATCTGATCCTCATTCATGTGCTCTGAGCGCTCTACAAGAAGCTTGAGGTCATCCACTACATGCCATGCTTCCATAATTGACTGTTCAAGATCGAACCGGTCAACTGGTTTGCCTTTGTCGTTCATGTGTACGCCATCAATTATCATAGTCTTCATACCCTTCGTGTTCATCGTCATAACAGCCATGTAGCTGTGTGAAGAACTCATCTAAACCTGAGTAGCACATAGCGCAGAATGCGACAGGTAGTATACCTAAGTATCCATCTATACCACCTTCAAGTTCAATGTCAAACTCACAGTGGCACACTGAGCATACAAGTTCATTATGACTTCTATCTTTCTCTGTAGTCACGTACTCTGCCGGTCCTATTGCTATGTGTAATAATTTTCTTCTTGCCATTTTATAACCTAAAAGGCGGAACGGGGGGACTAGGGTAACCCCCAAGGAAGCACGATCTGATGTACCTTTCATCTATAGGCTTCCAACAACTCGCAACCCCGCTAAGGGTATGGACGCTATCCCTTTGAGTCTACCTTATCCCCCATCAGCGAGAGATATTCGGTCACGTTCCTATCGCTCCTGCAGAGAGCGAACTCGTTACCCCTGACAACTAATGCAGTCTTCTGCATCCTCGCCAGAGAAATCTTTTAATGCGTTGCGTTCAACTGAAGCACCAACTTTGTCAGCACTTACACCGGCATTGGTGCGAAGGTAATACAATCCTTTGAGACCATCTTTCCACGCCTTGATATGCACTGAGTTGACGTATGCTTTCGGGCTTCCCGCAGGAAAGAATAAATTAACGCTTTGTCCTTGACAGATGAATTCCTGACGCTTGGCCGAATGTTCCACAACCCACGCTTGGTCAAGTTCAAACGCAGTCTTAAACGTTTTGCGTTCTTGCTCGCTGAGGAATTCCAGATGCTGTACCGACCCCTCATTAGAAATAATAGACTTCCACGTTGCTTCAGTATTTTCACCGTGTTCCTCCAGAACTTTCTCTAATGCTTTGTTCTTAACCAGATGCGCACCTGCACGTGTTCTGTGCGTGTACGCATTTGACTTGATAGGCTCAATAGACGCTGAGCACCCACATATGATAGACGAGTTAGCATTCGGAGCAATCGCAAGTAAATGAGCATTGCGCCGCCCTGTGCCCGCCATATCAGGCGCTTCACCCCTAAGAAGAGCCAGTTCTTGTGTCGCTTGCAATGCATCTTCTTTAATCCTCTTAAACATCTGGTAGTTCTCACTAGCCGCCTGCCAAGATTCCCATGCAATCCCTTTATTCTGTAAGTATCCATGGAAGCCCATCGCACCTAAGCCGATGGACCGCTCCATGTACGCACTGTACTTAGCCTTCTCTAACTCTTCCGGAGCATTGCGGATAAAGAATTTAAGGACGTTGTCCAAGAGTCGTACCAAGTCTGGAACCATTCTGGTGTCTCGCCAATCTTCATAGGTTTCAAGGTTGACTGAGGAGAGACAGCATACTGCTGTACGTTCTTCAGATGTTGCGAGATGTATTTCATTGCAGAGATTAGAGCCTCTAATTGAGAGTCCAAGTGCTCTTTGAGAATCTGGTAACCCTCTGTTTGCTGTGTCGATAAAGTTGAGATATGGTGAGCCTGTTCTGAAACGAGCTTCAAGTATTCTTTGCCACAATTCTCTAGCTTGGATTGTACTTCTGATAGCTCCTGAATCAGGGCATCGTAGTTCCCATTGTTCTCCATTTTGTACTGCCTCCATAAAAGCATCTGTGATATTAACTGCGTTAAATAAATTAAAGCACTTACGGTTAGCGTCCCCTCCAGTAGGGACTTTAAAGTTTACAAACTCAATGATCTCTGGATGCGACACATCAAGGTATGCGGCATAAGAACCCTTACGAGTCTTGCCTTGTTTGTAGGCTGTCATCTGTGAGTCAACAACCTTCATGAATGGAATCACGCCCGGTGCCTTGTCACTTACAGGGCGTACATCAGACCAGTGACCACCGACTCCACCTCCTTTGACAGATAACCATGCAACTTCGCTATTGTGAGAAATAAGGGACTCCAGATTGTCACCAACATAAGTGAGAAAACAACTAATAGGAAGACCCTTGACGCTCTGTCCATTTTCGGGTGCGTTACTGAGTACCGGACTAGCGTACATAAACCAACGCTTGCTAGCGTAGTCATAAATCCTTTGAGCAAAAGCATAGTCACCCTCACAATAAGCCACAGCCGCACGTGCAAATGCTTGCTGTGGAGACTTTTCATTTTCAAGCATGTAGTAGTCTTGTAGCAAGGATATTGCTTGCTCAGACAAGTCTTTGTCCCTGTCAAGATTTATTCTTATGCCTAAGTACTGCATTAATCAAGTCCTTCAATTTCAATTCCGATGCGTTTAAGTTCCGCACCCGGAATGTCATAGATACATGCATCAAGCACTTCTTCGATAATTTCTGTGATGCCATCTTCTGTCCTGTGTTCAGGCGAAACTTCAGTTATATCTATTTCAAACAATAAGTCAACCTTCACATCAATATCTTTTGGCATTACCAATTCACCCCTTCAGTCTGTGCCATAAGCTCACGCATTTTTTTAAGATACCAAATGGCCTTATCCACATTGCTGAGAGGATCGCCTTTACGCCAAGTCCTAGTACCAAGATACTTGAGAACGTTACCGTGACAATAATGAATAGCGTCATAAGGCCCAAGTACATCAATGATATAATCAATCGTTTCGATGTTACCACTATTGTAGTGCTCAGGTTTTTCAATGTCATCGTAGGTATTATCTTCAATCATATCTTCCAACAAAGCATTAACCTCCGGTGTTAAGTTAGGACGAATATCTAACAAGCTCATGTCATGCGCTACCGTATGTTTTACTACTGAAGTTTAAATGAACTACGTTACCTTCTTTAGTGAAGTTAGGAGTAGTATCTTCAGAGAACTGTTTTAGTACATCAGGGTTACGAAGAACATACTGTTCCTGCACGTAGTCTAAGAAATTCTCTTCTTCTTCCATTACCTGCAAGCAGGTTGCAAGCAGTCCCAGAACAGCGCGTATCTTATCTGTATCTTCTAGAGAAAGATCTTGCTGAAGTTCTTCTTCCATATGGCACTGAACGCTTCCATTCCAACTACCGTCCTGTTCAAACTCTGGGGTAAGCACAATGGCAAACTCAGATACTTTTTTTTCTTCAACATCACTCATATAACTATCTCTGTATTTTCTTGTATGGGAACTCAACAAACTCACTAGGCACTAGTCTAGCAGGCTTTATTTTTTCGTCAAGCCATTCTTGTGGGACATCTTTATCTGCATATAAAAATCCATGTTTTTCACACCAATCCGCATACGTTGTCTTTGCGCCTTTGCGTAGCTTGGAATTACTATTACTAAACACAAATCGTATATCTAATTTAGGATGTTGCTTTTGTATTGCTAAGTGCTTCATCCTATCTTCTGCAGTGAATCTTCCCTTTGTTTCAATAATAATACCATTAGGGAGAAGAAAGTCCGGCGTGTACTTCCTGTATGCCAGATCTTCCCACTCAATTTTCATGCATTCATACTTAGCTTTACACTTTCTTATGTGAAGCGATTTGAGTACCGCCTGTTCTAGTCCAGAACGATACCCGTGCCGTATTGCATTACTTCGTGTCTTGCTCTTCTTTATGGTCATTAGCTATCTCTATGTATGCAACAATAGGCTTTTCTTTTGCCTGTGATGCAAGAGAGGGTAGCTCTTGAATAGAGGGCCAACACTTGTATCTGTATTTACACCAACCACATTCCTCTGCAAGAATTTTATTGCCTGTTGGCTTCTTGCGGAATGTTTCCTCTACAGGTTCAAAACAACGTTCAAACTTATTCTCTTTAAGTTTATCTGCTTTAGCCTGTACCTCATCTAACACATCCTGTCTGTCAACAGCCATGTCCCAAGCGGATACAAATTTAAATTCTCCAGAGGCTTTGTTGATCACCCACCAACCACCTGCCTCAACGCCAAGTGCTTTTGAGTAGCCCGCAAGCTGTCCTATGTAACCAAATGAGTCATGCTCTTTTAGTGTATAGTAATCCTTAAATTTATTTTTGTATGACCAAGGCGATGCAGATTTAATATCGTCTACACGATTGTTAGTAATCAAATCGTGAGTGCCGTAAATCTTGTGTTCACCAAGTTCTAGCTTAGACTTATGCCCATCACTGAACTCTACACCGGCTTCAGTCAGTACCCCTTTGAATACAGCCTCAACAATGTCACCAATCATCATATTCATAAGAAAGTTAGAGGAAGGTTCTACGCCTCCCTCTGGCTCATTCTTATCATACCACAACTGGCAATACGGCCTGCCTATGTTAGACATACGCAAACTAAACTTTCGTTCGTTGGCGCTGAACTGTTTCTCAATGGATTCTTTGACATCCTTTACAATGCGAGCAATCGTGGCATCTGACATGCCACGCTCACCCTTGCGAACATCCTCAAGATACTTGTGTATCTTTATTTCATCAGGATGGTTCACTTTTAATCTCCATCAATATCAATGAAGTCTTCCACTAGTTCTTCCTCTTCTGAGGACATTCTAGTGCTACCTACTTTTTCATTGTAGGCATTAACGATGTATTGATTGTAGTTACCGATCCATTCAATGAAATCGGAAAACCGTTGCTGATCAGAGTCAGCCAAATCAATAGTCTCTTTAATGTTGAGACTTGCCGTAGGAAGGAAGAAGGATGCCCCAGTAGGCAACTTACGCTCTTCTGAGCCAACATTAATCCAGTGCTGTACTGGAAGGCGTTTTTGCTTGCCTAGTTGTGCAAACGGCTCTCCAAGAGTCTTGAAGGCATCACGATTGTCTACCTCCCAGATAAATGGTTGGACATCCATGTCCACTTCATTGCCATCAGCATCCACAGGATTGACTAATTCTACTTCACCAAGTAGAACACGAACACGCTTGATCTGCTTGATCAGCGCCTTGGTGTCGTCAGGGAGAGACTGAAAGTCTTCGATATACCCTGCAGGCTTGCCACAGTTAAAACCTCCGATATTATCCTTGAGGTCACCATTTAAATCTTCTGCCATCACTGTCTTGATGTAGAGATTGTTGTTTGAATCGTAGCGCTTGTACATAAAACGCTGTACAAAGACACGCAGATTCGCCTTCTCTGCATAGATGAACTTGTCATCCTGCAATTGAAGTCGGAACATTCCCGCAGGAATCACTTCCATATTCTTCTTCTTGCCATTGACTTCAACCTGTCCCATGACAGCCTGATTCCAAATGCGCAAGCGCGGGAGTGTGGATGATTTAGCAGGGGCTTTCGCCATGTCAGCCCCCATGCCCATAGCCTTTGCCATTTCAGCAAAGTTTGAAGTATTAATAGTTGATACTTCTGTTGTCATATTAGACCTCCTGTTGGTCTAGCCAGTTACTTCCAATCTTTGGTTCAAGCAATAAAGGCACATTAAAATCTATATTGAAACACTTGTCAATAGTTTTTTTCAAATTAGAATTAATATTTTGTATTATCCCAAGAACCTTATCCTGTTCATCCGGATGCACGTCAATGACAATGGAGTCATGCACAGAATTTACAATACAGGAGTTCAAGTCCTGAATTGCAGATTCTATCTGCAGTAGAACTGCAGGAACGATGTCAGCAGTTGCAAACGACTGCACCGGATAATTTTT